GATTAACGTGCTGAAACAGAATGGAATTACACGACTCTTAAAGTTGCATGGGGCACTGATGGGGCAAACTCACTCAATTTTGAGTTCAACAGCGCTACCTGCGCATCGTTATTCTCTGACATCCATTTCCCGTAAACCTGGAAAACCATCTGCGCATCAGCATGACCCATTTGCGAAGCAATGAATGCAGGGTTGGCTCCAGCCGTCAATGACCAACAAGCATATGTGTGACGTGACTGATAAGATTTCCTGTGACGAATTCCTGCACGCTTTACTGCCGTATCCCATATCTGCCTGACCGAATCGACCGTGAAGTGATCGCCACATACACCCGTTCTTGAAGTTACGGATGGGAGAAAAACAAACGTGCATTTGTGCTTCTCTTTTTTACCGTACTCTCGAAGGTGAACATCAATCATGTGCTCATTGCCAAGCCTGGTGATTTCAAGTTGGCTCTTCAGAGCTTCAATTGCAGGTTCGATAAGGTGTATTACCCTGTTTGTGCCCGCCTGAGTCTTGGGAACGGTAAATTTATCCTGCGCCAGATTCCTCCTTATCATCATCGTGCCAGCCTTAAGGTCGATATCCTCCCATCCCAAAGCGCACAGCTCGCCCGGTCGGATTCCTGTGTATACAGAAAGAGACCACATGTTTTTTGCTTGCTGACTGCGACACGCCTCTATGAGCCTGACAAACTCTCCCCTTGATAGCGGATCCGGTACGACTCGTGACTCTCTTAGTGGCGATATTCCCTTGAATGGTGTGTCATCGAGATACCCGTTTTCAACGCCAAACTGAAAGATGGCGAAAAGGTTAGTCATGTAGTTATTGACCGTTACAGCAGAACGCCCTGGCTCAGTAACTACATACTGAGTTTTCGGAAGCTGATAACCGGTCAACAATTCCTTCCTTACCTCAAGAATCCTTTCTTTACTTATCGACGATGCGATTGTCTTCTCACCGAGAATGAGCAGAACGTTTTTGATTATCGTCCGGTATGTCTTAATCGACGTTGATGCGACATCAGTCTCTTTAAGTGATAAATACTTCTCTGCAAGTTCTCCTATGGTTAGCGCCTTACTCACCTCACCAAATCGCTGAAGGTTAGGGGAGTTTGGAAACTGTGATGCATAGTTGAAAGTTCCCGTCTTTACTGCGTAGACAATGCTTGTACGCAGCTCTCCGGCAATCTTTCTGTTCTTCGCCGTATCAGGTACACCAAGACTTTCCCTTACCCTGACGCCGTTATAGATAAACCACAGGCGCAGCGTGCCCCCGTGGTTTTCAACCCCGGTTGGATACTTCATGCATCTTCCTCTTTGGTTAATCGAAGGGGTATTTAAGCAGATTTCTTGCGGGGAATCGCGGGTTGCTGACGCTCAACCCATTTGTCGACTTCGTGGCGGTTGTAGAGGATAGGGGAGTTGTCCTTCGGCTGGCAGTCGCATGAGTAATGGCGGTACTCTTTTCCCTCCATCCATGACGTTTCTCTGGCTAATCTGATCGCGTTTTTGGTCAGGCCGGTAATCGCCATCAGAACCTTCTCTGATACCCACTTATTGGGGGCAAGCTGAATCATATCGCTCATGGTTTTCTCCAGGCAAAAAGAAGCCGCCCGTAGGCGGCAATAACATCAAGGGATGTGAGGCAGTGCTTTCGCACCCAATAGCCAGCTCATAACTGGCTATCAGTTGCGTCAGTCGCCTTCTTCATCGTCTTGAACGAGGGCTGTGTCATCAGGAACATGAAGGGTGAGCAATGGGCTATACCCATGCTCATAAACCTGATATTGCACTGGCCATGCTGGCAGCGGCACGTCTTCTGCAATTTGGCTGACACCCACGCTCCACAAACCGGAGTCAAGGTAATAGCCGACTACTTGCATTTCACCCTCAGCAGATTTCAGGTGATATATGGCAGGCTTGTTAAGGCAGCCAATTTCCTCGCGAATAGCGCCTTTACATTCGAAAAGGTCATCGCTTGCACCATAAAAACGTAATTCCTTCATAATCTCTCCTCATGCCGCGCGTTTGGCACGCAGCGATTTTATGTGCTCGCTCGCCTCCAGTTCGGCACGTATCTGCGCCGCCTCACGGTGATCGAGGTGCTCAAAATCATTGTTAAAACGGTCGATTGAAGAGGTGTTGATCCGGCCCTGTCGCCAGTAGCGGACTATCTGTGAAGTGCAGCTGTGGATGATGACGGGCCAACCGTGCTGGTCAGCGTAAATCTGACCTCGTTGAATGAGTGCAAACATCACGCACCTCGCTGCTTCTTCCTCAATTCGATAACACCCTGGCAGTCCGCGCACGTCTGGCAGCCGGGTACGGCAGCGCGCCGCGGCTCAGGAATTGGTTCTTCGCATTCTTCACAATGCTCAGCTGATACGGCGTTGTGGTCGATGCGGTGAGCGGAAAGGGCAGCGTTACGCTGAAGCTCTTCAATCTCTGCTGCTGTGTCGATGATATCGGCCATGGTCAATGCTCCTGGAACTGGCGGTTAATTCGGTTGAAGGTGAACGCCAGCAATAAAAAAGGAGCCTTAAGCTCCCTGGTGATTAGTGCTTTCATGCTGCACCGCCTTCATTCTTCTCGGCTTCGACCGCCATATTTTCAAGCCGTCGCGATAACTCGGCGGCCAGCGTCTGGAACTCTTCCTCGGTAGCCACCGGGATCGGCACAAAGCGAATCCCGATGTGTGCGAGGTTGTTGGCGATTTCGAGGCTCTTCCTCAAATCAACGGGTGAGGCTCTGTTCATGCGGCGCGCTCCTCTTCCTGGAAGATAATTTCCATTTCCAGCTTCTCGGCCAGGGCATTCTCCGCTCGGGCACCAGCGGAGTGCTCCCAGCCTTCAAGCATGTAGATAGCATCAGCACAGCGAAGCATTGCCAGGCAGATGTCCATGTACTCGGCCTGGGTTAATCCATCTGGTAGACGGGCGGGATTCAGAACAATATGGCCTTTCGACCAGAGATGAAAATGCGCATGGTTAAAAGCGGCACGGTTAAAATTAGGTAGGCCGCTCATCGGTCCGGCAATATAAACTTTCACGATTCCACTCCGAAGCGGCGATTAAGCCGCCCTGTGTATACGACGAACTCCAGGAGGCTAACTCCCAGAGCTTCAATTTTCTTGTGATGCTTATTGATGATGGGAGGCACCGTTTCGTTCCAGTTTGGCTTTGGCTTCTTGCGCATGGCCTGCTGGATTTCCTCGGTGCAGCGGCGGCAGGCGGATCGGATGGCGTTTTAATTTGCTGGTGTCATGACTTGCCACCATGATTTGCAAATTCTCCATGGACTTGCTCGCGGAGTGCCCTGATTGCCACCTCAGCATCTGCAATTTCCTTGAAGTGTCCGGCAGTGAAATACTTGCCGTTAATAATCACCCTGGCGCGCCACCGCTTACGATGCTTATCCCAATTAACCCCTTTCACACCGCTCGTGTTATTGCTGCGCAGTGGCATATTTAATTGATTAAGTTGGTGGGTGACTTCACGTAGGTTGCCGATGGAGTTGTTGAGCTTGTTATTGTCGATATGGTCAATCTCTGTGGGCCAAACCCCATAACAGAAGAACCAAGCCAGCCGATGGGCGAGATAGCACTTCTTGCCGCAAGCTATTCGCCAGTAACCCTTGTTGTGCATCCTGCCGATCGGGTTTCCACTTTTCCTTCCAAAGAACTGGCCGGTAAATTTGTTGTACGCAAGCCCGGGAAACTCGTCGTTATAAATAAGCTGATCAATACCTTCGGTCATGCAGCCTCCCGCCTAGCTAGTAGCTTTGTACCAAACTCCATCAACACATCTCGCTCAACCGTAGTGAACTCACAATGCGTGCGGGGGTATGGCCGCCAAATAATCAGGATGGATCCTTTGCTATTGCCCGATACCGGTTTACCGGTGACCGGGTTGATAAACGCCAGCCGCCCCGCGGTGATGAAGCGAACCTCGCTGGCGGTCTGGATAGCTTCCTTGAACCAGCCAACCGATGTGTCTGCCGGAACCAGCATGACCGTGCCGATTTGATTGGCGCTCTCGGCGGCGGCCTTCTTAACGAACGGCGTGATATCGCTGTATGGCGGGTTCAGCCAGACGTAGCCGGGAATGCTAAGGTAATCAGACCAGGGCGTTTCCAGCGTATTCTGCTCGGCGGTGATGAACTTCCGGCATAGCGCGTTATGTGGCGCCGCGGCAGCATCCAACTGGAAGCAGAACTCAGCATCAAGGGAAGTGAATAGTGCTGGTGGAGTGCGCCAGAGGTCGCGCTGATCCGCTGGCGTGTTACTGCCGGTGTAATCGGTCATGTCAAACCTCGAAAGCCAGTTGTGGTGTGAATCGATCGCGTTCAGCGTCGTAATTCAGCGAACTTGCAGAGTTAAAGGCTTCAATCCGTTCGACCAGCACCGCAGCGCGTGTTTCTTTGCTTGCCGGTGCGTAGGCTGATTTATCCCACGCCTTGTCGATTCCGATGTTGCGCGCAACGTTTGTACTGTCGGCTGACGACAGCGGGATATGGCGGAAGATATCGGCGTTCAGCATGCGCAGGCCGTGAAGCTTTGTTATCGGATAACCGTTTATGTCGACAACGTGACGGATGAGATCGCGTAACTTTGCCCGACATGAGCGCGGGCGCTTCGCGTCGTATTCACCCATGCTACCGATGCATACGCGCGGAAATTCCCTACACAGGCGGAAGAAACGTTCATCGGGCTCGTTCATGTGCCACACCGGAGCGCCGACTACTTTGCCGTGCGGCCATTCCGCGATTAACGCATCGTTCTCTTCGCTCGTTCCGCCGATCACGTCAGGAATAACAGCAAAAGCAAAACGCGGGTGATTCATCCAGCGGCCTACAAACGCGTAGTAGTCATCCCAGTTAACAACGCGCTTTTTCGTCCAGAAACTGAATGCGCCGTTATCCAGCGCGAAAGACTGGGTAACTTCGCTGGCCAGGGCTAATTGGCCGGGATTAGCGAAGGAGATGAAAGCGTGCCTGCCTTTCCATGCCTTCAGAGCGCATGTGTCCGGCGTGATGGGGCCACCATGGAAATGTATCAAGCTGCCTCCTGCCTTTCCCGATATTCCTCAGCGAGCCGCTGCGCCTTTAATGGATTGTTTACCACTTCACCCCATGGCATTAGCCAGCCGTTACCAATGAAGGGAAGGCATAGTGTGCCAACCCTGATGTCGTCGTGAGCGTGAGTCATAGGATGGACTCCATTTCGTCGATGTAGAGGCCCTGAGCAATCAGGCGGCGACGGCGGGCGGCACGCGCTATGCACTCCTGCCGTCTGCCTTCCTGCGATTGCTCAATGGCGCGCCGGGTGAACAGCCGCGATTTACCCTGCGGCGTTACGACCTTTGGCTTCGTGACCAGGTCGAATGTCCGGTCGCAAATGCCGTCCTCGTTGAGCCATTTTTCAGACTCAACAATCTGCGCTATCTGCCCGGTGCCGCGGGTGATGCCGTTTGCGACCCGGTTAAACTCGATGAGCGTTACGCCAAACTTCTCAGCGATTTCGCTGCCGGTTACCGGGCGGCCGCGCGTCTGAATCATCCAGATCACGCGCTCACGGAGGCCGGAGAATTGCCCGGTGCGACCGGGCCTGCGGTAGAAGGGTGTGCGTTTCATTTCCACTGTTCCCCGAACGTGAATCCGATCTCCGCCAGCGCCTCGTCCATCTTCTCGATGAACTCCGGCACCATTTCGTTGAAATCGGACATGTACTGCGGATCCCGCTCAACTACGACGTGGTGAATACCTTCGCGTTTCATGCGTGGGTCGTAGTTGGCAAAGAACCAGGCATCTTTGCCGGTCACCCACATGCTGTACTGCACCTGGGCCATGTACTCGGACTTAAT